AAAAAACAATAAAAAGGATTTAAAGTATGTTGTCAATAAAACTATTAAAAGCTGTATTTCTCATAATCATACACTCATAGATCTTCAACATGAATTTATTTGAATCATTTGTTTTACCAAATTCTTCGTAAGTCATGTCAAGAAGTACTCTCATTTCAATCCAATCGGTATCTAAGAAAAATATCTGTTTTGCTCCAGATGTATCTGATAAATATCGACTAAAGATAACTGGAACCTTTCCTGCCATTGTTTCTAGAACAATTGCTGGTGGGATTCCAAATGGTAGACTTCCTCCTGCAACATCGCTTGGGTTGTACCTGTAAGTATCAACGATAATCTTTCGAATATCCTTAACAACAGACGGACTCGCCACGCCCAATTTTGGCCTTCCGCCATCTTGGACAGCATATAATACTGCAGTTTCTATGTCATCGTATGTCAATGCTGCTCCATCCAAATCAACAACATTTGTTGTATCCTGTAATTTTACAATTCCAGAAAACTCTGTTGTAGTTGTACTTGCATCTCCATTAACTATAAGATCTTCCTCTAGTTCTCTTAACTCTCTAGCTTTGATTAGTACTTCTTGCTGCTTAGCATTTGGTGCTCCAACATTTGAGAATGCACTGTTACCAAGTCCTCCACCTTGCGGTTGGAATCCTTCTAACATGTATGATGGCATTGCTGCTTGTGTTGGTCCTGTAATCCTACCAACAGCATATAAGAATTTAATCGCTGTACTTGCTCTATCGTAAGTTGTGTTTGTTTCAGACAAAGCAGCATCTTCTGCAGCAGTAAAACCGCCACCTTTTGCAGTGATTGAATTATAATCTGCATACATACCCTGATTAGCAACTCTTGGGATTAACTCCACAAGTGGTGTTTCTTTCCTGGTTTGATCAACTACTCTTGGATCTACATAAACTGGGATCATTGCATATCCAGCAGTTCCTGCGCCTCCAGAAGTTGTTGACAATGCTTTCATGTTTGCTATTCCTTTCTTCAAAGTTTCATTAAGAGAACCTCTTAAATCTAACCCTGTTTTTGGATCAACATACTTTGTTCTGTCTTTTAACGCTCCGAACGAATGTGCATAAGCACTTCTAGCTTCTCCGCCTGTTAAGCCGGATAAGTCTTGCGTTCCTTTCTCTTCCATATTAAGCTATTAAGTCTAAAGGATTTTGAGATTTTGCTTCTGTAAAGTTTTCAGATTTATCCTGTAGTTCAACCTTGCTCTTCCGAACTGGTGTAGCCAACTTTGCTTTGATTTCTTCCATTCCAGATTTCAATTTTTCAATTTCTTCTATCATAGCTTTCTTCTCAGCATCAGCTTCCTTTTTCTTTTTAGCATCTTCCTCGTCTTCTGGTTCTTTTTTAGCATCAGATGCTTTCGCTTCTTCTACTTTTTTCCCTTCTTCCGATTTAGGTTCATCAACTGGTTCTTCAACTTTAGCTTCATCTTTTTCCTCTTTAGACATTTGTTTAACCTCCTGTAATTTAATTTGATTGTCACTTATGTGATTATGTTTTACTTCCAAGAGATTTTCCACTCCAGGATCTATTTGTTTTTTGTTTTTGTATTCTTCTAAAGAATTAATTGATTTCATGAATACTTCTTTATTTATTGCGTGAGTATTAATTGGGTTTCCTGTCAGGGCCACGTTTAATAAAACAACATCATCTAGTAATCTTATTTCTTTTCCTTTAATGCTTTTTGTTATTGTTCTGATTGGTATAAATGCTATTGAATATGCATCCAAAAATCCCTCCCTAACATTCCCTTTCAAACTTTCAAACCTCTCGTTAAACGGATTTAACTCTGATTTAACAAACAACCCAAAGTGATCCTTCTCGATTGCCTGGACCGTTGCATCAAACATTTTTCCTATTGGTACCTTAGTTTTATTCAATTCTTTCTCTTCAACAGTATCTCCCCGGAAGGCTTCATGTTCTAAATCTAACTTTAAATTTTTACTTAAGATTTGTTTTTGCATTGATTCCAGACAATTCTTTGTTACTAAATCATCCACTAAATCAATATGTGTACTAGAAATAATTCCCTCTAAAAATACCTTTGATTGTCCCTTCACTTCAACAATTTCTACATTAAATGGTGCTGTGAAAGTAAAACTTGGCTGTTCATTCGATTGTTCCATAAAAGATATAATCTTATTTTATATTTAAAGATTGTTGCTCAGTCAATTATTCCCCTTTTTTAATGAATTGTCCCTTATTATTTCTTTTTTTTAATCTATTGTGTAATTTTCCATGCTCTCTTGCTGGTAATAATTGTAAATTCTCTATTCTATTGTCTAATTTATCAAGATTAATATGATGTAAATGATAACCTTCTGGAATTTTGCCAAATTGTTTTTCCCAAATATAGTGATGATATTTAACAGCTCCTCTTCCTGGAAGATAAATCATCCAATAACCTCTTTTACTTATATATTTTCTTGGCTTTATTTTAAACCTTTCTAATCCCTTTTTTCTTACTGCTTCATGTGCTTTTTCTACAATTTTGTTTTTATCCCTCGTTCCATTTGCATATTCCCTATACATTTGTTCACTTGATTTTTTAGAAATGGATTTTAACCTTTCATCATTTTCTTTTGTTAATCCTTTATTCCAAGGAACTTTAGCTTTTAGAGTACAATTTATAGAACAATAAAAATGTTTTTGATTTTTTACTTTCTTTTTTGTAAAATATCTTAATTTCCCACAATTTTCACAAGGTATTTTCTTACCTGTTTTTTTTCTTCCCATATAATAGATATATGAAGAACCGCATTTATAAAACTTTCCTTTCTTCTTCTGTTATGTAGAGCACGGAACTTCTACAATTAACATGAAAAGGATTTGTTTGCCATTCTTCTCCAGTTTTTGGATCTTTGAAATTCTCATTAATATCTACTGTTTGTCCATCTAATCTTTTACATAAAGCACTTGTTCTTTTATCATGGGCTGCAATAATTCTTTTCTTTAATTTCTCTCCACTTGCTCTAAAAGCTAAAAGTTTCCCATTTGCTTCACTTCTTGCAGTTTCTGTTACTGCGATTGCTTTGGCCCTAACTTCTCCAACATCGAACACCTTTTCAACACGTGCCTTAATCTTTGCAATTCCTTCTCCTTCCATGATTCCTCTTGATAACTCTTGCCTCAAATCGTCTGTAATCTCTTTAGTCATTCCTTTAATATTATTGAAAGTGTAATCTTGTATAAATCCTAAAACCTCCGGCTTAACTATTAAATTTCTCTGCAATTGCTTCTCTGCGCTATCCCACCCTTGTGCAAATGTGTTTTTTATTACTTGATCGCTTATAGCCTTTAGACCATCAAATGTCAATAAACCTTCGATGCTCTTTGCAATGTCATCCACTGCTTTTATCTCTTTTAATTTGTTCTCACCCATCTCTCTTTCAATTAGTGATTTGACTTTTGCCTTGTTTTGTTCTAAAACATAAACAATGCTTTTTTCTAGATGATCCTCTCCTGGTACTTCATTTGGTCTTAATATTAAAGGATTATTTTCCATTGCTTTTTTGTCCGGTTTCTTTGGTTGCATATCTTCTTTTTTCTCTTTAGTTTTTTTCTTCTCATTTGATTCTTCTTGCTCCATAGAAGAAGGTTGCTGATATTTGCTTTGCATTTCCAATGCTTCTTCTGGAGATTGTTTATCTCCCCATTCGACTTCTTCCATTCCTTCTTCAACACGAATCTCATTAACTGATTTGTAACCTGCTTTTATTTGAGCATCATATAATTGGGCCTTCTTCATTTCCTCATCCACATCAAATTGTAAAGTTTTAAACTCCACATCATCAAATCCAAACTCTGTTATGATCTCCTGGTTCAAATGAAATTCTTCCAATCTTAATAAAGGATTAATTGATCTCTTTTTGAAAACATTGCTTTGAACTATTTGATTTGCTAAACCCTTTGAATCTTCAGTATATCCTAACTCTACAGAAGTAACTCCGAAACATGCCCACACTAATTTGGCCCACCATTTTTGTCCTTCTAATAATTCAAGCTCTGAATTTGTTAATTGGAATCTTGTGAATGTAGGTGTCTTTCCTACAATTGGCATCTGATGGAATTTCTTTTTATAATTTCCTGCAGAATCCATTTCTCTTTGTTGCTCAACCCATTGTTCTTTGAATGCTTCAATATCATCTGCTGTACTTCCTTCTAATCCTAGAACTCCTTTAGGTATTGAATTATCATTAAAATATTCCAAATTATGTTCAATCGAATAAATTAATGTTTGAATTGTGTCTGCTAGAATTTGGACTGGTGATCTTCCATAGATTGAATCTGTTCGAGGATTTCTCTCAAACCATATAATTTCTCTTCTTCCAAATGGAACTGGTCTTGCTCCTGAAATCCAACCATATTGAAAATAGGCTGCTTTCTCTCTTGCATCTGCCGGAGTTATAAATCCTGGTTCGATTGCCATTGCAGATATTTCTTTACTTGGTGCCAATATATCTGACTCAATCATTAAATCTTCTCTGTCAGTCATCATTCCATAGATGTCTGGGTTCTTTGTGAATGTGGCTCCATCCCTTGCAACTATCTCGACCATCTCTCCGCCAACATTAAAAACCTTATTGATAACTCCTGCATCAACTTCTAAAATATCACGAATATATTTTCTTCTTATCTCTTCAAAACTTTCTC